AGGCGGGGTTGTCCTTGACGGCGGCCTTGATGGCCGCGTCGAGGTCAGCGGTGAAGCCCTTTGCGGAGGGGTCCAAGTCGCCGATGGAGTTCAGGAAGGACCGCGAGTCGAGGAGTGCGGCCGCCCGGGCACTGGCCTTGTCGGCGCGAGACCACACGGCCAGCTCTACGTCCTTCGCGCGGAGGGCTGCCTCGCGCTCGGTGAGCGCGGCGTCCTTCTTGCTGATGGCGTCGGCCAGGGCCTTCGGGTCGGGCGGGGTGTCGTCCTTGACGAGACCCAGCGCCTTGCCGAGCTTCGCGGTGAGGTCCGCGACCGCCGCGTCGGCAGCGGCCTGCTTGGCGGCCGTCCGTTCCTTCCCGGCTTCCTTTCGGGCGTCGGCGAGTTCCCGTTCCAGCCGCTTCACGGTGGCTGTGAGGTCGCCGCTGTCCGATCCCTGGCCGGCCTGCTGGTCGGCGGTTTGGCCCGTCCCGTCGCTGTTCGCGGAGGTGTCGGTGCCGGCGCTACCGGTTGCTGTGTCGCTGCCGGATGCGGATCCGTCGCCGTCCCCTCCGTCCGCGTACAGGTACGGGGAGAAAGGGTTGTGGCCGTAGGGGTGGGCCCAGCCGGTGGCGGTGAGCCGCTGGCGGGGGAGGAAGCGTCGGGTCATGGGTGCCCTCCAGGGCATGGGGCGCCCGCACCTGGCGGGGCGTCGGATGAGGCTGGGGTCCGCGCCCGGCGGTCCCCGGGGGTGGTGCGGCGGCCGCCCGAGGGGTGGCCTCCAGGAGTGACCCGCGCCGGGCGGATCGGTGTTCTCGGCTCGCACCAGGCGGGCCGAAGTCTGGGTGTGGCGGCCGGGCTCCAGCGGCAAGCACACTGGTCGCCATGAGGACTGTGACGCGGGAGTACGAAGGGCCAGCCACGATCGGCGGTCTGAGCCTGGCGAAGGTGCGCATCCAGGGAGGGGTGGAAGAGTCAGATCAGCTCTGGAACCCTGGCGAGCCCGCTCTACAGCTGCGCTGGTGGGAGGGAGAGGCTTCCGGAACTGACCCCGGAGTCCTCCGGTCGGCCTGGGGCCTTCCCGACGGTCCGGTCGAGGTCGTTCTACCGGTAGGTCGAGCGGTGGCGTACCTGACGATCGACGTGACACAGCACGTGGACCGGATCGATCCCGAGTGGCAGATCAGCCTGCAAGGAGCTGGCCCGTCCCCGCTGGGCTAGTGGGCGCGGCCGATCTGCTCGCGCGCGGGCTTGCGGACGATCGCGTCGTGTGCGGCGACGTGCTCGCGCGCGGCCTTCTTCCAGTCGCGGACCTTCGCAGCGGCCTTCGCCCGGGCGGCATCGTCCATGGCGGCAGCCTGCGCGCGTTTCCAGCGGCGGATGTGCCGCTCGATGGCGCGCTGCCGCTGGGTGTCCTCGTAGTTGGTGCCCGGGGTGGCGTGGTGCGGGGGGCGGGTCGTCACACCGGGCAGGTACAGGCCCAGAGAATGCCTGCAATTGGGGTGAAATAGCCCTTCGGATCGGGCCTCCGGGAGGCTCCCCGCGATGTGCACGGCCACCGTCGTCGGCGGCCGCAGTAGACCTCGCAGACCCGTCGGCTGGATCGCGTGCTCCGTCCGCACTGTGCGCGGCCCGGGCGGGCCGGTCAGCGCGAGTACCTCGCCCTCCCAGGGCGCGCACTTCGGGCACTCCAGCGGCGCGTCCGACACGATCACCAAACCCTGGCCGACCTCGGCCATCGCGTCGATGTGCCCGTCGATCGCGGCGCGGGCGGTCACGGACCGGACGGCCATCTCCGCGTACGCGGCCAGCTCCCAGGCGTGCCCGCGGGAGTCAACGAAGCCGGTGACGCCACGGCGCGCGAACTCGTCCAGAGCGCGCTGCGAGGCATCGCGGCGGGTCATGCCGGTCAGGAGCTGCGTCCCGGCCGCCCGCGAAGCCACCCCGCGGAACACGTCCAGGACGCTGCGGGTGATGCGCTGGTACAGCGGGCGGGTGTCGTTCGCGTACGACGCGGCAAGCCGGTCCACGGCGGGGGCGCCGGGCAGGATGCGGCGGGCGTGGAGCTCCCGGCCGATGTCCAGCGCCCCGAGCTCGGCGACGGCGGCCTGGCGTCCGCGCCCGTAGGCGGTAGCAAGGGCCTCGGCGACGGCCCCGTTGGCGTCGGTCTGCAGCGCGTTGGCGACGGTCTCGACGGCCTCGCGGAGGTCCCCGATGGCACGAAGCTTGAGCTCGGCCCAGCGGGGGGAGTCGATGCCCTGCGCGAGAGCGTCCCGGAGAAGGCTGATGAGGGCCAGTTCGGCGTCCTCGTACAGCATGGTGACGGCTGCGGCAAGATCCTCGGCCATAGCGGGGGAGACGGGCATCAGACCGCCTCCCCACTGCTACTCGGCGGCCGGCGCCCCGAAGCCGGGGCTGCCGGGCCCTTCGGCGCCGGTGGCCGCCGGGTCGGCGACGTCCCGGCCGGATTCGCGCATGATCCGGCGGACTTCTTCGGCCTGCCAGTCCGCGTCACGGTCCGGGTTGACCAGGGCGACGAGGGTCTCCGTCGACATCGCGTCGGCCCGCCGGTACAGCTCCGCGGACTCGGCCAGCACTTTGATGTCGTCCTGGATCGAGTCCGCGAAGAGCACCTGCGGCCGCTCGACCGGCACGGACGGCAGACCGGGGAACAGATCAGAGGCCTCCAGCATGAGGACCACCTCGGTCTGATCGGCAACCCCCACGCCTTCCAACTCGGCCTTCCGGCCACGGGTCGACATAGAGCGGGCGGCGCGAGCCTTGATCTCCGTTGCAGTCACGGCCGGGCCGCCGCCATCGTCGCCGAAGGTGCCGCTGCTGTATCCCGCTGTGTGAACTACCCGGCCGAATAGCTCCGCGATGGTCTCGCGGTGCTCAACGTGCCGGATTGCGAACTGGTTCAGGGTGATCTGGTGGTCAGAGGTGGGCGGGATGTTCATCTCGGCGAAGACCTCGCGGTCTTCCCACGCGACACCGCGGCCCGGTCCCATGGACTGGAGGTAGCCGGACGGGACGAGGATGCGGGAGCGGGCGAGACGAACGTCCCGCATCCAGCTCGTGTATGCCTCGTCGATCGCGCTGAGGAACGTCTCGGAGCCCTGGAAGTCTGACGTGCCGAGGCCTGCGGCGCCGGGGAGGTCGTGCCAGTCCGGGGCGGCCACCGTGTTCGGGATGTACGAGGTCGCCAGCCGCTTCCCGATCGGCAGCGTTTGAACGGGCAGGAGCCGCTTCGTTGCCTCGAACGCGCTGAGGTCTACGGGCTTGCCGAGGTTGTCCTCGGTTCCCTCGTACACGCCGTGGAGGATGACGCCGGGCTCGTGGCGCTCCAGGTGCCGGACGACCTTCTGTCCGTCTACGCCGAGGACGGTCCAGAAGGTGACGCCGCGTAGCCGCTCGTGGGCGAAGGTGGGCGCGGCGCCGTCGGCGCGGACCATGGAGACCCACGGCCGGTCGCTGATCTCTCGGTCCCAGACCGTGCGGAGGTAGGCACCGCCGAGCGCGGCGGTGGCTTCGGCCTGGGCGAGCAGGGTACGGCGAAGGCCGGACTCCATCAGATCTTCGAGACGGTCGCGGGTGGCGGTGTTTTCGGTGATGAGCTTGGGCGGCTCGGAGAACAGGAGGTCGCTGGACGTGCGCGCGAGGTCGCGGGCGAGCGGCATGTGCAGGTTGGCGCGCTTCTCCCCGAGCGGGGTGGGTTCGCCCCAGAACCAGCGGGCGACGGTGCCGACGAGCCCGCCTCGGTACTGCGAAGGCCGGTTGGCCGGGGCGCCGTAGCGGCTGGGGTCGCGGTGCCGGTTGGAGTAGCGGTAGGCGAGCCGGTCGGGGTTCGCGGAGTACCAGGCGGACCAGTCCTCGATGTCGGAGCGGACGGCCGGGTCGATCGGCGGCCAGGGGGCGTCCGGTTCAGGAAGCGGCATCGGGGTCCTCCTCCTGATCGGGGTGTTCGAAGGCGTCGGCGGCCGCGCGGAGCATCTCGGCGATGGCCGTACGGTCCACGGCCATGACGCCGTTGCCGTCGACGGGGAAGTCGACGGTGGCGATCTGGTGCTCGTCGCTGCCCCCGAGCCGCATGAAGACGGGGATCCGGGCGGTGGCCATCAGCTGCGGTCCACCTCTACGACGAGGCCGGCGTACGTCAGCCAGGAGCAGGCGAGTTCGTCGTACCGCTCCATGAGCGGCAGGTTCGTCATCTCCAGCTCGGCGGCTTCGAGGAGGCGGGCGGCGTTGTCGAGGGCCTGCTCTGCGTTCGGTCGGCTCACGCTGCCACCTCCAGAGTCGGGCGGAGCAGACCCCGCCATTCGTGCGACGTCGAGTGCAGGGCGTACCTGAGGGCGTCCACGCTGTGGTCGTCGACCTTCAAAGGCTTGTCCTCGCCCTTCTCGGCGGCCTTCGGGTCCCAGGCGTACGAACCGATCTCCGAGAGGAGGCCCTTGCAGGAGCGGTGCACGGACAGCACGTTGGAGCCGAGGGCCACGCCGACGGAGCGGATGCCGTCCTTCACGTCGTTCTGGGCCTTCGCGACGCCAGCCACGCCATCGGCCCACAGTTGCGTCATGAACGAGGCTGCGGACGGGTCTACGAACACCCACTGCGGGGTCACCCCACGCGCGCCGCCGTGCTCGTATATGCCGAGCCAGTCTCGGAAGCCTTCGCTGTACGCGGCGTCGGTGAGTTGTCGGCGCGCGGTCCGGGAGTCGTGCCGGTACTCGGAGGCCACATACAGCCGGCCATCCGTCCCAGAGCCCACGAGCAGCGCCGAGAACGGGTTGATCGTGCCGTAATCGAGGCCTACGCACATCCAGCGGTCGACGGCCGGGACGATGTCGACGACGTGGCGGGCCTCGTCCCACATGTCGTAGACGACGCCTTCGGCCAGGCACCATTCGCCGAGGACGTACCGCTTGTAGAACAGGCCCTGGTACTCGACCTTCAGGTCGGCGACGTACTTGGCGGGCAGGTACGGGTTGTCGTCGAGGCTGAAGGAGAACCGGTGCAGGTCGATCGCATCGTCGGCTTGGGACTCGGCGATCGTGCCGTCGCGGCGTAGGTGGAACCTGGCCCGGTCGAGGAACTTCTTCTTCAGCCAGTGGTTGGGTCCCTCAGGGTTGGTCGTCCCGAACCACTGCGCTCCCTCGATCGAGAGGCGGGTGCCGAGCATCGAGAAGAACGTCTCCGGGAACGTGGTGACCTCGTCAAGGTAGGCGCCCGCGAGCGTGAGTCCCTTGATTTTCTCGGCGGACCTCTCGTCGTTCGCCCCGGCGGTGTAGATCGTCCGGCCGAGGAGGATCAGCTCGCCCGCGCCGGCCTTGTACACGCAGCGCTTCGGGCCCACCATCTCGATCAGCGGGTCGATGATGTTGCGCTTGAGGGTCCTCTCCGTCTTCCCGACCATGAGGAGCGGCCCGGCGGGTCCCGTGCGGACGTACCGCAGCCAGACCATGATCGAGCTGATCGTCTTCGACGAGCGGACCGCGCCTTCCCACAGGTTCCCGCGAGCGGTCGCGAGTTGGGTGGAGCGGAGCTGCTTCCCGGTGAGGGCCTTGTACACGACAGGCCCCCTCCCGGTCGACTACTCGGGCGCCGGGGTGCCGCCCATCATCCCCCTCAGCCACTGGTCGACGGCGGCCATGCCCTCGGTCTCGGTCTCCGGCGGCACCAGGCGCAGCGACTGCGCGGCCGCCGCGGTGGCCGCGGTCATCAGGGCCCGCTTGTCCGCCGGTGGAGGCTCGGCTACGGGCTTCTCCTCGTAGACGTTGTCCTTGCCACCGAAGTTGTAGACGACGGTCGGCTCCCACATCTGGGCGGTAAGGCGGAGGGCGTCGTCGGTGAGGGCGTCGGCGAGGATGGAACGCTTCTCGGCGAGCTGGGCGTTGCGGGCGGCGGTGGCGGCCTCGGTAGCGGCACTGTCGAAGGACAGTTCCATGATGGCGGCGTGGACGGAGACGACGCGTCCGCTGCGGCCGATCTCGCGGGCGATGGCGTTGCGGCTCCAGCCGAGGCTGTGGAGTCGGCGGATCTCGTCGAGTTCTTGTTGGGTGATCGGGTTGCTGTGCTGGTTGTTGCCCATCCGGTCACCTCCGGGTGTGGTCGGGAGCCTGCTGCCCGGTCGCTGGCCAACCGCGCGATGTCCCGCTTGTCCTCGGGGGCTACGGC